GGTGTTGGGATTCTTGTAAAATTTGGTAAGGCTTTACCAACACCAGAACCAGCAGAACGTAAATAAAATTTACCCTTTCTGCCGCCTCGTGTAATGGCATTTATAATCTTTCCCTAAAGTTGACATGCTATTTCAGGCTTTTCTTTTAGGGATATAATAAGTTGTTCAATACCATCTGTTGCCTTTGATTCCTCAACAACGCTTTTAAGAACAAACTTACTTTCATAACCGTTGATTTCCATTTTGAGCATATTGAGAATATCCTCAACAGTCATTTGCTCAAAACGTTCATTTATCTCAGCATACTTTGGATTGAAAATATCTTCACAATAAATCTCATCCATAGGTCTGCCAGACTTCTGTAAATCTCTTACGAAATTCAGCTTTTTAAGTTTATGATAGTAATACTTAAAGTTAGCTGGGTCGCCCGCTGTTTCGCAGTCTTGTAAGAATGTTTCGCCATTTTCTTCTTCCAACAGGCTGGCGGCGGAAACATTGTTTTTTAAGTAGTTAATAACATCTACACTTCGGATGTTGTTTGCTCCATCGCCACTGTTGTATAGATTGTTAATTGCTGAAAATATGAACTTATCAAGTGAAGTAGGAAAATCACTTAATTCAAATCTGTATTTGTCGATATCGTTTAAAAATTCGGGATGATTCATAAGTCCACCAAGGACTTGAATAACCGTGTGACGGTCAATTTTTATCACTCAGCATCACCTACAATCTGGTCAAGGTCAATCATTTTCTTTTTCTTCTTTGCACCAATATAATCACTTGGATTATATTTAATTTCGATACGGTCTTGTTCAAGCTGTTTCTCAATAGCTTGTTCAACTTCAATCCTTTTCTTTTCTTGCTGTCTGTAATAAGACGCCGCCTTGTCATAAATATAAGGAATAATTCCTATTGTCTTATACTTATCAGAAACAGGATGCTTTTCTATCTCATAGAAGAATTTTAATGTTAACAGCTGAGACTTGTAGTTCATTCCCATTTTATTGAATTTTTGCATTTGAGTCACATTCCAATCACTTACTGGCTTATCGCCGTCGGCACCAAATAAACGATAAATATAAAACCATAAAGCGTCTCTATCATCATTTATTTTTTCCTTCAACTTTAAATTCTCTTCATTCAAATGATTCTTTACAGTAGAAGGGGAGATACCCAATTCTTTTGCTACCTACGCCATGTTTTTACAAGCCTTGTATTTTTCATTAATTTGAGCTATAAGCTCTTCGTCAATCTTTACCCTCTTTTTAGCTACTACCTCTACGGGCGCACCATTGTAAACAGCAAGATATTTATTTACACTCGCAGAACTGATTCCAAGCTGTCTTGCGACTTCTGCTTTATTCTGATACTGCTCATATAAAACGGGAATCTGCTCTATTGTCTTTTCATCAATTCTTTTTCCCATTTTAATCACCTTTCTTAATTTATTCTATATATATTATAACACAAATTACCAAAAAAGTCAAGAATTTTATAAAGGCGGCATGAAGTCGCCCTTAATTAAATCTTATCAAGATAATCTGCCGCACTTGCTACAATACTTCTTTCAATTCTGATAAGTTGTACTGTGGCAAACAAATCTGCCAATGGAGAATCGTGAAGATTAAGCAATAGCTTTAAACCATTTCTATCTTTAAAGATAGCACTATCTGCCTGATGAATGTCGCCATCGAAGAAAATCTTTGTATTCTTACCACAACGAGCAAGAAGAAGTTTGATATGCTCTTCTGTAAGGTTTTCTGCTTCACTTACAAGAACAATAGAGTCATCAAAATTACGACCTCTGATATATGCCACTGGGACGATTTCAAGCTTTTCCTCTGAAATCCATCTGTTTATTTGGTCGATACCAACCAAGTCAACAAGCGGACCAATAGAAGGGAGTATCTTCTCCATCAAGTCACCTGGCAACGCGCCTAGTTCCATAGTGTTTTGTGTGTAAGAGTTGTTAGGAACATAGATAATTTTCTTAATCTTTTCCTTTTCAAGCTGACCAATAGCATAGTTGTGGGTAAGGAATGTTTTACCAGTTCCGAAATTACCGCCTGCATAGATAATTGGTACATCATTTAACAGAGCATCTACCAAGCAAATCTGCTCAGGATTTCTTGGGAATACTTCATCGAGCCAATTGTTCTTAATTGCTCTACCTCTTATCTGATGGAACTTTGCACCGTCATATCTGAATATACTTGTATCACCGTATGATGCATCTTCATAGGGCGGCGGCACAATGAGGTATTCATTTACGCTGAATTTATAGTCTTCAGTTTCATAGTGACCTCTTTCGATTAAGCTAGAAAGCATTTCATTATACTCGTCCAAGTTATAATCATCAACGTTCATATAAACAATGCCGCAGTAATCATCTTTCCAACTATAACCTTCAACTTTAACTCCTGCAAGCTATGCTCTTACTTTACAACCAACATCATTGGTAACAAGAGTTGCGTCTCTTTCTTTAGCAATTTGAATAAGAACTCCGTCAGGGTCGTTATTCATATCCTTTGTAAGGTCCCACTCTAAATTGCTCATGTTCTTAGAAATATAAACTGCCGCCTTGCGAGCCTTCTATGCTACTTCGGGACTTTTATGTTTCTTAAGACCGTCAATTTCCATGAGTGTAACCATAGGAACAATCCAATATTCATCGAGTTTAGTAACAATCTGTGGAAAATCCATTATTACGTTTGCGTCAAGAATCTTAACATCTTTTTCCATTGTCTCACTCCTTATAAAAAATGGGGAAGATTAAATCTTCCCCACTTTGATTACAGTATTTCCTTTATTTCATTCAGAACAACTTTTAACTTGTCAATCTGCTCTGGTAAAATTTCAGAAAATTTAGTGGGAGCACCAAATACCTGTTCAAGAATTTTACTTGCTTCTTCGACCTTTTCATTCTGAACCACCTTACCCCAAACTTCTCTTGCCTCTGTCATGAGTTCATCAAATGTCTGAACGACATATGGGTTAACCTCATCAGAAGGTGCTTGTCCGCCTGAGTGTTTTATTTCCTCGTCAATAGCATCATAGATAGCATTTACAATGTTATCATAGCTGAACTCTACACGAGGAACGATGTATTTAAAACGAGACTTAGCAAAGAATCTATCATCGCCACGGAAGAAGATAACTCTCTTTCTTTCGCCAGACTGTTCATCATTAATCTCACGAATGTAACCGATGATATCAACCATCTTGTTTACAATATCATAAGGTCTCTGAGGAAGTGCTGGAGCATTCTGCTGATATTCCTCTCCTTTCTCGTCTTTAAGTGTTTTCTCTGTTGAGTGTGATATAAATATTAAGCCGTAACCTGCATAGGTTAAATCTCTGAATGTAGTTGAAAATTCCTTCTTAGCCATATCATAGCCTTGTCCCCAAGGAATATCACCAAGCTTTTCAACTCCTGCCTAAGTACAAATGTACTTTACGCACAAGTCCCAAGCTGAGTCTACTGTATCGATTGCAACTGAATCAAACTTCTCACGAACCTCAGCCTTTTTAATAAGCTGAGAAACAATTGTTTTCCAGTCGTTCCATGTCTTAGCAGGCTGAACATAAACATTGTTCAAAGCATTAGTTCCCATTTCAACGTTGATACCGTGTTTTTCAACATACTTTAACACTCATTTAAGAGTCGGACTAGACTATATCTTCTTCATTTTTAACCTCAAATATATTCGTTGCAATTATATATTTTCGAGGAAGATACATTTCTGCATCTTTATAGCAAGAAGTAATCAACTTCTTTACTAAAGCCTTTTTGGCAAGAGTTACACGATAATTTTTGCCATTTTGTGTAGGCTTATTGGTAATTTCCATTCCCGATACTTTTTCGCATAATAAGAGAAAATCATTACAAATGTTTTTTGAATGAGAAGTGAAATTAACTCTATAATAGTTCTGATTAGGATAAATACTTCCATCGCCATCAATTAAACCTCTTAGAAAATCCTTTTCTAAAATTGCTGGAACTTTCGGTAAAACGTTTGTTAAATAGGTTTTATTTTTTACAACTCCGTATTTATTTAAATCTTTTACTATCTTATCGCTTCGAACTGTGCTTAGAAAACTTTCTTTATTTCCTCTTTTTGAATAGATAAGCTTTGATGTAATTCCAAGTTCTTCTCGATACTTTTCAAGCAAAGCAACATCAGAAGCCTTAAGTTCTAAGCGTAATTGAGATTGTTTGTCTTTTTCCTCTGTCACTGACCCATCTGTAAAAATTAACCCCAAAAAATATGCTTTATTAGGTGTATCAATATTTGTAAAATAATCTTCCTTTAAATTAACATTTATTTTTCTTACACGAAGTGGAATATCATTTTTAACTAATATATTTTTAATTCTTGGTTGTGTGCAATGTCGCATTTTTGCAATATTTGTCATAGATAGTCCAGATAAGTAATCTTTACAAATTTCTTGCTCTTCTTTATCATCAATCATTCGCATTCTTTTCACCTCCTGTTGTAAAAATATAAGCAACTAATGAAGTGTGGCATTTCGTATTACTACTACTTAATTAAATAGTCGTTGAACCTTCCGCTGATTAGGCGGCTTGGCTGCTGATTGCCATATCTTTTAAGACTTAGGTTTCCCAGCAATTAACCACATTATTCAATATATATTACTATATAAGGGAGCTATTAAATTAACCCTGCAATAAGAATCTTTGGGAACTATGCCGCCAGTGATGTTTTACCAACACCAGGTAATCCATAGAACATTGCATATTTACCTTTAAGGTTCTTGCTTATAACCTGTGGTTCAAGATTAAGTAAATCAATATTTGCCATTAGTCATTCCTCCTTTTAAAGTAATAGTGGTAATCTTGGTTATTAGAAACCAAGATTATCGTTGAATGACTTATTCTGTGACTTACCCTTTACGTTAGACTTTGTCTTCTGCTCCTGAACTCTACCCTGACGCTCATCAAGTGCAGCCTTGATGGCGTTGCTGTCGTAAGAAAATTCCTCTTCAAGACCTGATTGAGAACCACCAAGGATAATGAGTTCCTTACGAGAAATTGTCTTTGTTCTCTTGATTGACTCACCGAAGCCCTGCTCTTCATACCAAACCTTCTGAGTCTGATTGAAGCTGATTGCTCCATTTACGTTTACTGTGTCGCCGTCTTCCCAGTTTGACTCGATGAAGTTTACTGCGTTCTCTGAATCAGCAATAAGCTCAACAACATCAAGTCTACCCTTGTATCTTATAACACCAAACTTAACCTTAAGTCTGCCTGTCTCTTCGCCGTTCTGGTCAACCTCTCTTGTTCTACCAAGAATAACACCAGAAAGCTCAAATCTTGCGCCCTCTTCAAAGTCGCCCTTAGCAGGATTCATAAAGTTAGAACCAATCTGCCATGTAGTTCTTGCTTCACCACTATTTGGGTCAACCCAAATATTCTCTTCAATATGAGCCGCATTGATAACAACTTTAGAAGCGAGGCTCTTATCCTCGTCTGGGAGAGCAGCAAGTGAAGTAAATGTCTGAGGGAAATTAGCAATAGCAGTATAAATCTTGCTTACTGCGCTGCCGTCAGACTTCATCTTCATTGAGAAAAATTTTACAGGAATCTCGTTCTCAATCATCTTTCCGCCGACTTCCTGGTCCACCTTAATAACTGCCTTTGCCTGAACGTAGTCACGACCATCTGCGGTTGACTTCTCTTCAACATCAAGCTGGCTAAGAATACCAGAAATATTACATACGTTTGTGCTTTCACTCTGCATAATGTTTAACATATTAAAATCCTCCAAGTAAATAAATAAAAATTTTTAATTAAAGTAGATTAGGAAGGCGGCGGAGAATTAACTCCGCCTCAATCCTTTGCAAATAGGTTAATTATTCAGCAGTTGCTACTGCGTCTGGGTCGTAGTTCATACCTGCCTCTGTGAGGTAGAATACTGATACAGTCTTTGTCTTGCCCTCTTCGCCAGTAGGTCTCTCTTCCTTCTCACGAACTGCAAGCTCCTTCTTTACAAGACCTGTAATTGAGCCAACGACTGCTGCTGTAGTCTCGAAACCAAGTGCATCTGCAACTTCCTTATGTGTGAACTTTACGCCTACACCGTTACCCTTAAGAAAATCGAGCACCTTTCTGCTGTTCTCTGTCATACCTTTCTTTGCTGTTGCCATTTTACATCACTCCTTAAAATTAATTTTATCAAATAGCTTTTTGCTATTTTTACATATTATTATATCACATTTTGTAGAAGAAGTCAACTTTTTAACTTTACATTTTTTATAATTTTTTAGCTGAGTCATCCAATGTGTTATAACCGTTTGGTCTTTCATCGCCTGGGGCGAGTTTTGTATAAAGGTCAAAACAATGTGCTTGTGCCTTTTTCATTACTGCTATCTTCTTTTCAGCACTTAGCTGACAATACCAGAGAGCAACTGATATATATGAAACTTCCAAAAGTGAAAGGTCATAATCATTCTTTTCAAGCTTTATTCTTATGTTGTCATATTTGTGAATATCGTTATCAACATCTTGATAAGCCTTGATAGCTTTTTCATCCTGCAATTTCTGAGGGTCTGTTACATCCCTAAGACTGAGAAAAGTATCAATAGTTGCTTGAAGAGCGGCAATACAAGAATCTTTATTCTGTTTGACCACTTCAATTTTTTCTTCGAGAGTCATTTGTTTTCCCTCCCTTCATTTTCTATAATTATTATATCATAGATTGTGGTAAAAGTCAAGTTTTAAGCTTTTACCAAATCTACAATTTCAGCATTTTCTGGTAAAGACATTGCCTTTAAACCAGTGGATTCTCTTGACTGAACCTTTATTTCAGAGGTATTAGTTTTAAGTAATCCTTTATTTGATATAATAATTATATCGCAATCTTCCTTAAAAGTCAAGAAATTGATTATTCTATCTTCATCACGAACTTTAGAAATTTTCTTACCTTTTGTTCCTCTTGTGCAAACAGGGAACTCTTCAATGTCAGTCTTCTTGATAAGACCATTAGCACTGATAGTAGCAAGATAATTACCGTTAATGATATGTGAAGCAATTACACGGTCACCGTCAGAGAGTTTGATTGCTCTTACACCCTGAGTAACTCTACCTACCTCATTCACATCATCTGTATTAATTATAACACAGTTTCCGTTAAAAGTCAAGATTCCGATTTTTTCTTCGTTCATAAAATGAACTGATACAACTTCGTCGCCTTCCTTAAGATTTATAGCCTTTGTAGCCTTTGTCTTCTTAAGATTGTATTCTTCCGCAGAAGTCTTTTTAATCATACCATTTTTGGTGATAAAAGTAAAGTATTTAACTTTATTCTTGCGGCAAAGCGATGTGATTGTTGTTGGCTTTTCACCCTTCTCAAACTCGAAAAGTTGAGCGATATTTACTTTCGCATTTACAGGTAGCTCGTCAATAGAGAGTGTATACATTTTTCCGAAGTTAGAGAATACAAGAAGTGAACTGAAGTTATCGTCGTTAATTGTCTTAAGGATGATTTCATTATCAGCTAACTTAACCTTTGAACCCTTGCCACCGCGGCGCTGTTTCATAAGAGTTGAACTCTCTACTGTATGAATATTGCCGAGGTTAGTGTAGTAAATCAAAAGTTCTTTCTTCTCAACAGGCTCAGCCTCTTCCTCCTTCTCCTTAGAGAAGTCAAGGTCAATCAACTTAGTTCTACGTTCATCGCCATATTTCTTCATGACGGCACGCATACCATTTTCAATTTCCTTGTAAAGAAGATTATTGTCATTAAGGATGTTATCAATACTTGCTACATCAGCAAGAGCCTGAGTCTTTTCATCCTTTAAAGACTGTATTTCAAGACCGATAAGGCGACCAAGAGGCATTTTGAGAATAGCTGAAGCCTGTGGGTCATTAAAACCATAACGTTCAACAAGTCTTGCCTTAGCTTCATCCTTGTTTGGAGCAGTCTTGATTATTTCAACAACATCATCAATATTGGCAATAGCTATAAGAAGACCATCAATGATATTAACTCTTGCAAGAAGTTTATTCTTCTCATACTGGTACATATCAATCTTACAGTCAATCTCATGGTCTATGTGAGCAAGTAAAGCTTCCTTCCAAGTATAAACCTTTGGGAATCTACCACCTTCAAGCATAGTCATATTGATTGTATAGCTATTCTGTAATGATGTAAGTTTGAACAGTTGCTTAGTTATTCTGCTTGGGTTTGCGCCCTTTTCAAGAACAACCTTGATTTTAGATACACTGGTAGACAAGTCATTTACCTTAGCGATACCAAGAAGTTCGCCTTTCTCTACCAATTCCTTAATCTGATGCATTACTGTGCCGGCATATGTTCCATAAGGAATTTCTGTAAAGTATATAGCATTTTCCTTATCATCATATTCAGCAGTACTACGCAGTTTAATTGCGCCGCCGTGTCCTACTTCCATAAGTTCCTTAACTCTTGAAGCATTAAGGATAGTACCACCAGTGCAGAAGTCAGGAGCACAATAGATTTCATCGAATGGAATATCTCTATTCCAAAGCAACTTAATCATAGCTTCATTTACTTCATTGAGGTTAAACTGTGGAATTGAACTTGCAAGACCTGTTGCAATACCAGTAGAACCATTACAAATGTTATAGAAACCAAAACTTGGAACTACGGCAGGAAACTGCTCTGTATCATCATAGTTATCATGCCATTCATTTATACATTCCTTATCAATGCCGTCAAAAAGCATACAACCAAGTTCTCCAAGTCTCATTTCAGTATAACGTGGAGAAGATGCCTTACCATCAGTAGCATGACCATACTGACCATCAAAGTCTTCAAGAGTATATCTCATGCTAAAAGGCTGAGCCATTCTTACAAGTAAATCATAGCAGGCTGCATCGCCATGAACATAAAAGTGGTCCATGGCGGCAGAAACTGACTTTACTGATTTCTTGAAAGGGTGCTTGTATGTAATTTTGTCAAGATACTGAGCATACATACATTGACGAGCGGCAGGTTTAATTGCATCTCGTGCATCTACAATGGCTCTATCTTCAATTGTCATTCCCGCATAAATACGGAAACTTTCGTCAACAATATCTAAAAGATTTATTTCCATTTTTCTCACTCCTTTAATAAGATTATATCATTATTTTTCTTAAAAGTCAAATTTTAGATTGTACCAAATTTTGAAAAATCGATTCGTGAGAAAACGAAGTCTCTTCTTGGTTCTATGTCTACGCCCATAAGACTGCAAAGCTGTATAATACCCTCGTTAGAGTAAACAATCTTATCCATCTTCTGGTGTCCATCAGTTGAGAACATAGTTGCCTTAAGGTCCTTTTCATTGAGCTGTCCAAGACCTTTGACACGCTTGATATTGCCCTTTGTCTTACCACGAGCGGCATTAAACTCTTCATCAGTATACCAACAATTCAATGGAGTACCATTCTTATCCTGTTCAATGAACAGTGGAGAACGAAGCCAGTAGATTCTGTTTTCCTCCAAGAACTTAGGGCAAATTCTGTAAAGGTTTGCCAAGATAAGAAGAGCAATATGATATCCGTCATCCATGTAACCCAGCCTTTCGAACTGGCACTGACTATATTTTACTCTCAATTGAGAGAATGCTCTTTCCCAGTGCGTGTCAATAGCACCGGTACTCTCCTTCACGGAGATAGTCGATACACCCTTCATTTATTAATCCATTTCTTTTACCAATATAAATTTTATTATTTAGCTTATTTGTAATTTTATAAATTCCTATCATAGCTATCACCACCATAATAGAAATGGATTAATTCTGATTAGCACGGTATTCCCTTTATCTCACCATATTTCAGGTTTAGGGTTTCTTAGTCAGATTATTCGTCCTTGGGTTTGCCTATTATCTCTTGCGGTTTCAATAGGCGGTCTTATTTCTCTGATACCGTTAGCCTACGTTTATATGTAGACCGTCCTGACGAGGACTAAAGCATTT